GCTTCGAAAGGAATCGAAGTTCCTCCAAAAGCAGCCTTGTGGGGCTCATAGACATGTCGTTTTTGCAATTCCTCAAGAGTAGGGAAATCGCATAATAATTCTTTCTCGGTTATATTAACCCTACGTAAAAGCTTATTAACGTTCACTGAATTATCCGAATTATTTAAATAGTCCAAAAGCATTTCGCGAGCACACACAAATGGACATCTTTGAAGAACCAAATCATGAAAACGCTTACAATATCTATATGCTATTTCATTTGTGCCCATTGTATCCCATGCCTGTCCAATAGACGAGAATATCCATCTTATTATATCCGAGTCATCATCTTTTAGACATAAATTTACCATAGTCTCGTGAATAGATTTATATGGTAATATAGGAGCTGTACCTGGAATTGTGGATTCTACAAAATACCTCTTCAAAAATTTTGGACCTTTCTTAACTATTTCACCTGTATCATAATTAACTTCTGTAATGAATCTATCAAAAACTTTCGCTTCTCGCAAGCGCATACGAGGAACACGAGCGAGAAATTCTGCAAAAGCGAAAGGATTTATTAGACCCCGAAGAACATTTACGCTTACACAAAGATGATCATCACCATAAACACCAAGACGTATATATCCTTCTACAACTAATTTCCAAATAAGTGGAGCTACAGATGGATTATTATGAGCAACCTCCACTATAAAACAATAAAATAATAGGGCCATTATCCAGCTATCTCCATGGGACGTTTCCTTTCCACCAGAATACATCACACCCCGCATGAAGCGCCAAAAAGACCCTAAATGTAGTACAACTTTATGACTGATATGGTACATTAGAGTTTTGATCAAGTGCTCTAGAACCTTTGTGGCTCTCGGATCTAAAGATTCCCAATCATAATAACGTGCCCCAGAAGACACATACAACATCAAAAGATAATCTTGTATATGTTTATCCAATTTCTCTATATCTCCCGTAAACCAGAAGACACCAGGAACATCGTATCGCATGAACTTCGCAAACTCATACGCACCCCCATGCCAGAATTTCATTCCTATTCGAATAACATTTCCACATTCAAACTGCATTCTGAAAACCATTAAGAGCTCTGACAAAAAAATCATAGGAAGAGAGGGAATAAAGAACTCACGCATCTTTAACATTAAACCCTCCAACGTTTCTTCATCTAAGTCCTCTAACTCTTTACGCCATTCTTGCTTTGCTCTAATTATTTCCACATCTATAAAAGGC